CAAATGTCAACAAAGCAAGAAAGATCTGGAAAATCTGATAATAAAAATTCAGATGATGAAATTACCCCTCTATCTAAAGACGTTAATGGTTTAACAATGCGAGCATTCACTACAAAAAATCGTTTTGTTCCTCCATTTTTAACATGCGAAATGTATCTGAACTTCAGGTCTGGTCTAAACAAGTATTCTGGATTGCTTGAGATGGCTGAAGGATATGGTGTATTGGAAAAACAAGGACACAGACATGCACTGAACGGTGAGGTTCTTGGTTTTTACAAAGATTGGCGTAACGATGCGGCTGTATGGGACAAGATTCTTCCATTACTTGAGGAAAAACTCAAGAGTGAATTGAAGTTTAATAAAGAAGATTAATTAAAGTATATTAATTAATTCGTAAGAGTTCAAGTTGATATTAAACATATTAATTTGAACTCTTATTTTTTTTATATAAATATAATTATGAATACCATTTACGGCGCAAATGATAAAAAAAGATTTATTGAATTACAAGCCCTAAACACAGGTAAACGTAAACTTAATTTTTCAATGTTTCTTATGGGAGAAGATGCATTTGAAGTATATAAGATTCATGTATTGGCTAAGAATTATAAATTTCCAAGAAAAAAATACAATTCCTTCTTGGGAATTACTGAACCTAAAACTAAAGAATTTTTACCAGATTACATGAGTCCAATCATTAGCGACGAGTGGTTTGTTGCATGTTGTGGTGATATAACTAACAGGAAAGAATTGATGAATGAAGTTGAAGGCGATACCGTCAGTTTAATAGTATCTGATTTATTGGTTGCTATATCCAAAAACTCTAAAAAGAATGATGTTAGACTTATAAGTGAAACTTTATCTTATTTACAGGGCAGTTACAGCATGTGGATATATAATGCTGTAACTAGAAATTCATTTATTGCTAAATGTAATGCTGATTTACATGCTGATATATACGAAAATACCTTCTCATCTGTTAAATTTGAAGGATCTTCTGAACTCCTAGATGGAGAGATCTATCAGTTAACTAGAGAAGGTATTACGACTGTAGGTTATTTTGATTGTGCTATTTGTTAACTCATTTGTTAACAATTACCAATTATCTGATCTCGAATCATTATGTGTGAAATCACTGTCTTGTCCACGCCAATCTGTACCCATTCTGCGAATTTCGTCTTCAATTTTGCTTCGTTCAACATCTTTACTCATGCCCGCAGCAAAATCACTTCTTTTACCTAATTTAGATAGTTCTGGATCTTCGTCAATATCGTAGTCGTCATCCTCAAAATTTTGCAAAACGGCATTCTCTGTTCCGCTTTCAAAATCATCGAATGCATCTGCTTCCATCTCTTCTTCTCTGAGAACACCCAATTCGGTTAATTTTTCATAAACCTTCAATGGGGATTCTTTAATTTGATCTTCTTCATCGAGGATTGAATTTGCCATCTCGATTGCTTTTTTCAAATTTGTGAAAATCTCAGTATCTTCACTTAGGTCTGGTATATTGCGAAGGATAGAACGAATCACTGGTCCAAGATTGAGACCTATCTCATCGGCTTTTACCACCACGTTTTTCTTAGGACGTGGCTCATCTGGGGTATCATCATCTAAATCGTCAATATCGGCATCGATATCAGCCATATCATCATCAGATGCATCTCCGATGATGGTTTGTTCGTTTAATATTAATTGTTTATAGGATTCAAATATAGCTTCCTGATCTTTATTTTTCATAGTATTGAATTATTTAGTTTATATGTTACAATATTCTTATGAATATTGTTGCTTGTAGCATATCACGAAATGCAGATCCTTGTCAAACTAAAATTTTCAAAAATCTTCAAAAAATAAATAGGCATTCTGAAAATAAAATAGATTTAAAATTAAAACATAACAACACGAAGATGGGTTTATGTGAATTTTATAATAAATGTATTGACGAACATGCCAAGATCTGCGATTATATGATCCTTGTCCACGATGACGTGGAATTTATAAACATGGATTTGGCTTATCAAATAGAACAGGGAATGCAAAAATACGACATCTTAGGTGTTGCTGGATGCATTGATCCCACTATCAAAGATGATAACTTATGGCATCTTATGACAGATAGAAGTAAGTTGAGAGGGTTTGCTGGTCATCCATGTTCCAATGATCCAGAAGAATTTTATGTTACAGTATTTGGACCATCCCCAAATAGAGTAGCCATGATTGATGGTGTTGTTATGGTATTGAATTGTAAAAAGATATTGGAATCTAATACTAGATTTGATGAAAAATACATGTTTCATCATTATGATTTAGACTTTTCGATTCAATGTAATATGAATAAATTAAAAATTGGCACTTGGCCTATTTTAATTAACCATAGTTCACCAGGTTTAAAGGAAAGACACGAAAGTTGGAGCGATTCAAACGAATATTTTAAAAATAAATGGAAAAAAATACTACAAAAATAGATTTAGATTACTACGAGAAAGTTGTGATGTATAACTGTCTTTTTGACAGTGGATATTTAGGAGCTATTATTGATCACCTAAATCCAAGCATCTTCATGGATAAGGATATTAAGTGTATAATTAATATCATAACTGATTTTTATATTAAAAGGAGTGAAGTTCCGACTTTAGTTGAGATTAAAACATATACGGATGAACTTAGCTCTAAAGAGTCTTTAAAAAGTCTGGTATTGAAACTTAAAGAACTTGAGAATGTAAAATTTAATCGTGATGAATTATTTGAAAATACGGAAACCTTTCTCAAAGAAAGGTCTGTATATAATACCCTTCTAGAAGCTGCTCAAAAGATCGATGGGGGTAACTTGGATTCATCTGCATTGCTACTTAAGATGGAGAAAGCTGTGGGTATTAATTTATCCACATCAATAGGCATGAGTCTTTTGGATGATGTTGATCACTTCATAAGTGAAATGTCTAAAAATGAGAGTAAAATTTCTAGTGGATGGAGGTGGTTAGACAATAAGATCAGCGGTGGATTCTGTGAAAATGGAAGGGCATTATATGTCTTTATTGGTGAAACAAATGTCGGTAAGTCTATTTTCCTTGGAAATGTTGCCGCTAATGTGGCAATGCAGGGTAAAACATGCTTAGTTATTTCTTTAGAAATGTCTGAAATCATGTATGGAATGCGATTTGCGTCCAATTTAACTAAAATTCCAATGTTTGAATTGAAGGGCGACTTAGGTAAACTGAAAACTCAATTACAGAATATTAAAAAAAGAAACAAGGACTCTAAAATATTGATCAAGGAATTTCCTCCATCTACAATATCTCCATTTCAAGTTGCGGCATATTTAAAGAAATTACAGCAAAGAGGTATTAAGGTTGATTGCTTAGTATTGGATTATTTGAATTTGATGGACAGCGGAGTTAAAGGGGCTAGTAATATGTACGAACGTGTTAAAGCTATATCTGAACAACTTAGAGCTATATCCTATAAGTTCAGTATTCCAGTTATTACTGCATCTCAAATCAATCGTTCAGGTTATAACTCAGCTAGTCCTAGCCTAGAAACCATTTCTGAAGGAATTAGTTTAGCCAATACAGCAGATGCCATTTTTAATATTTGGCAAACCGACGAAGACAAGGATAATGGCTTTATCAATATGGGTATTGCTAAAAATCGTTTCGGTCCAAACTTTGGATCAACTATGTTGAAAATTGATTACACTACACTAACCTTGTCCGAAGAGGATGCTAGAAGTGGAACAGATGAAGTATCTGAATTTAATAAATCAATTAAATTACTTGAAGATTGATGAATCCGTTATAAGTTAATAGATAATGGATAACAAGAAAAAAATACATGTATTTGTCCACTCCGATTTGGATGGAGTGACATCGTATATGGTATTGCAATGGTATTTGTGGAATATGCCTACTTATACTATTAGCAACCATGAAAATTTACATAACAGTGTATCTAAATGGTTATTAAAAAATAAAATAGATGAATATGATTCTATTTATTTTTTAGGCTTTGATACGTGTACTATATTGCATTTAATTGATTATAAAAACGTATATATCTTTGATCATCATCAAGAGGCCGATAGGTGTCTATCTCTCTATGCTAATGCTAAAGTGAAGGTATTAGAATATGGGTCTACTGTGTTGGGGTTATATAGACACTTGAAAGATACCATGAAAGATAGGAAAATAACAGCAGATCAAAGAAAGCTAGTTGCTTTAGTTGATGACTATGCTTCCTACAGATTGCTAGAAAGAGATACTTCCATTGGATTGAATATGATATTTTGGAATTATCAGGGAGATAAACTTGAAAAGTTCAGAAATGATTTTAACAATGGATTTTCTGCATTTGGAAGCGATCAATTAAAGATCATAGATTTTTATAAAAATAAAATTAGAAAAATCGTGGATGCTGCTGATTTTTATGTTGGGGACTTTAAAATACAGGGAGTTTTTCGTAAAGTTATAGCCACATTTGCGGATACTTGTATCAATGAGGTAGCTTCTGAATTGACGAATATGGGATTTGAAATAGCCATAGTCGTTAATGCTGTTACTAAAAAAGTGAATTTTAGAAAAAATCATCACTCAAATGTGGATTTACCAAAATTAGCCAAGAATCTTACAGATGGCGGTGGATACAAAAACACCGCTGGGGGTTTATTGACTGATAAATTCATGACCTTCACGAAACTCTTAAACAAATATGATATCGGAAAAAGAAAATAGAGAAAAAGAACACATTTTTAATTCATTCTGTAGCTTTATAAGTATATTGAATAATAAAAAGATGAATTATGCATCAATTTTATTGTTATACATACAAGATGTTAAGATACGTGATTTCTTCAAATTGATAAACAATATTGACAATGATATGGATGCTGTTAGGCTATTTTTAGATAATGATGCGTCTCTATATAAATCAAAATATGTTATGAAGTTTCTCAACAATAAGAAAAATAAAAAAATCATAGATTCACTGCGCTAGTTGTTTGCCTAGATGAAAAATTTAGAAAATATATATAATACTTATTTGAGAATAAGTAGGACTAAGAAAAACCTACCATACAAAATCAGAAAGGATTTTTCTAAAATTAGTGATGATGTCAATCATGCTACATTGTTAAAATTGGAAAATTTCTTTAACAGAAATCCATATGTTAATTTAAATGATTTTTTTGAGGCTCCATACATGATATATGAGGATGAAAATCATTTTGATCTGAGTTTTTATATAACTCAAAAAGCGATGAAAACATATAGTTTATATCAAAAGAAAAAAACATATCTAGATCCAGATTCCGATGTTCAAAGGAAAGCAGTATTGAATGGTTTGGAATTCATATATAAATTTTGCAAGGAAAATAAAATCAGCTTGGACGAATACATGTGCCATAAGAGCAATGCCATCAATACTGTATTTTTACATTTAAAAGAGAAGAATATATCGGTTTATAACTGTCTGGCTTTTTCAAATTTCGATAAGGCCATCAATTCTCAGAACTATGAACTTTTAGAATTCATGCTTGGAGATGTTATTTCTAAATTACCCATATTTCGCACTAAATTATACTCTTCCATAAAGTGCAAGAAAATTTCTATCGATGGTTTAAAAATATTGAAAGATAGGCTTGACATATACAAAAACTAATGTAATATGGTTTACGAATATGAATACATTCACCAACAAAATGTTTGATAGCATTAAAGATGCTCTTCAAAAGAACGCAGTTCAATCTGGTACAAGAAACATTCTCAAATTTGAGAAGGATAAGACTTATACCGTTAGACTGATTCCGAATGTGTCCTCACCAGAGAAGACATTCTTCCACTATTATACCTATGACTGGAGTTCGTTTGGAACTGGTCAGTATACCAGTGTTTTATCTCCAACCACATTTGGACAACGTTGCCCAATTACTGACACTAAGTTTAAGGTACTTAGAAATGGTACTGATGAAGAAAAGGCTAAGGCAAATCTTCTTCGCCGCAATGAACGTTGGTTGATTAACGCCTATGTTATTGATGATCCCACGAACCCTGAAAATAATGGGACACTGAAAATCATCCGTTACGGAAAGCAACTCCATAAGATTATTTCTGATGCAATTGATGGTGAGGGTTCAGAAGACTTTGGTCCAAGGATCTTTGATCTGTCTGAAAATGGAGTTAACTTCAAGATAAAGTCTGAACAGCAAGGTGATTATATTTCATACACATCTTCCAAGTTCACAATGCCCCGTAAGATTGAGGGCATGACTGATGCTAAGGCGGAGGAGGTTTACAATTCAGCTTTTGATCTGACTTCAATTGTTTCTACTAAATCTCAGGATGAATTACTTGAGATTCTCGATGAGCATTTCTTCGTGAAGCCCACACTTCTGGTTGAGAATAAGGCGTTTCAACATAAACAGGCAGCTGTAGTTGAGGCATCTGGGGAATTTAGTATTCCTACTAAATCATCTGATTCAGATGATGATACTTCTCCATTCGCAAGCGATAGCGAAGATGATGATAATCTAAAGAAATTATTGGCCGATCTAGATTAAAAAAATGGAAGATACCTTTCAACCAGGAGGGGACTTGCCAGCTAATCACCCTTTAGTGCTCGAAGCACTAAAGGGTATTATCTCTGGTCCAATATCCGAATTAAGAACTAAGGTTGACAATTTAATTGTCAATTCATCCACCTCACTATCCAAGGGCATGGTAAATTATGATAACATACTGCCCAATTATAATAATACAGGTCAACAATCTGCGGCTGTTGATTATAATACAAATATAATCAACAGTATTATGGAAGATACCTCAACTATTAATTACGTTGGAAATGTGAATCAACATAAACCCGTACAGAATTTCTTAGTTCAAGAAAACATTAGACCTATTCAGGTCAATAATATCGAAGTTGATAAGAATCAACTTGAATTGCCTTTATTTAAACAGGCAGAAGTTAGTGATATTCATAAGAAATTGTTTGACCTTGAGAAGAAGCTTGATATAATTATTAAACATGTCAAAAACAATAAAAATTAAGAGTAAATCTAATTTCGTAAAAAATTTCTTATCACCCATATCTAAGATATCTGATGCCTCTATTTTAGAAGTTAATGTTGATAAGTTATCATGTTTAACATGTACTAGTGATAATACCATTTATTATCACGTAGAATATCCTATAGAGTCTGGATTTTCTGATATTAAGACATTGAATTGTCCAGATATTAAAAAATTGATTAAAGCATTTGATACAATCGCTACTGATGATGT